TGATAATCAGATGTGCCGATATTAGGATCTTGTGGTCCAAATGGATTTTTCTTTTGTTGTATATCTTTTTTAACTTCTTCAAAAGATTTTCCATAATTAGTCTGATAAAAATCTTCAGCAATGCCTCTATCTAAACCTCTTAAACCCTCTAATGCGTATGATCTAAAAGAACTAGATCCTGGTTGTAAAAAATTACTTTGTAATATTGTTGGTCCAACATTATATCCAAATTTATCTCTAAAGAAACCTGTATTTGGATCTCTGTAAACTCCTTGAGCCATTGGATTTGGAACATTAGGCTGGTTCGCTCTACCAAAAGCATCAAATAAAAGACTTGCTCCTGGAATACCTGTAGCTAAACCAAATAAACCACCCATTATTTTTGGAGAGTATTTTTTAAATGTTTCTCTAATTGGTTTTGTAATACCCATTAGTCCTGAATACATAGGATCTACGTCATCACTATAGGGTTTAATATCTGATACAAAAGTATCTGCTGCTAAGTCTATATTTTGAGAAGGTGTATTTATCATAGAGTCATAAACTTGACCTCCAATAGTTCTTACTGGATTTATTTCTAAAATTCCTGATAACTCATTTATTGTCGCCATTATCTACGTCCATCCGGTTGTATATCTAATCTAAAGGTTCCTAGTTTCCAACTTTGAGAAGAAGAGGTGTTTTCTACTTTTAATGCAATAGCTCTAGCTCTTGCACGTGTGTCTACTTTTTGTGTAGACGATGAAACAGTAAAAGGTCCAAGAGATGAACTAGCTTGACTGTCATTTGGAAAATTTCTTAATTGTAATGTAACTTGTGTATTACCTGTTTGAGATATAAAGTCTGGTATAAATCTTCTAATCTTCATTAGAAACTCACCATCTCCTCTAAGATCAGCCATACCTGTTGATTGTCCAGTTATACCTCGTCTTTGACTTATATCAAAATCTCCAGAAGATATATTTGCTGTGATAGCTGTAACAGTCCCACCCTTAACTTGATCAGTTCCTGTTTCATGTTGATAGTATGTTGTTCTACCTTCAGTGTTACCTACAACATCAAAAGATGTATCTGTGGCTGCATCATATTCTAAAGCATGAGGTGATCCAAATACTGCAGAATCCTCCCACATAGTTCTAGCTAATGTGCCAACAGTCCAGACTGGCCTTTGCGGTGAAGAATCAAAATAATTATAACATACCATTTTATTTACAACACTAGATCCTGTTGTTGGATAAAACCACATAACTTCACCAAACAAATTATTTAATCCAGCTGACACCATTTGATTACCAGATTCTAAATTTATATTATCAAATACAAAGTCTTCTACTAAACAAGGCAACGATTCTAATTTACCAGCGTATCTAAAAAATCCATTCTCTGACATCCAATATGCAGAACCATCAACTTCAACACATGCATTTTGTCCAACCAATCCACAGTTAGTTCCTACTTGAGAGAAACCAAAAGTAAAAGGCGGACCAATAAATCTTTGAGTAAATAAAGCTGTATCAGTCCAAACATATATTGCATCACGACCTCTAATTGCTCCTCTGATCTGTGATCCATCAGCCAATCTTTGTGTGCCAGCTGTATTGGTTGCTGTAGGTGTATAAGTGTTAATATCCTCTTGATTGGAGAATCTTATAAACATATCATCTTGTGTTGATGTGTCTCCAATAGTTGTTTCTGTTCCAAAGAATACTAAGTGTCTGTCCGGTGTAGATACTAACATATGTCTTGATGCTGTTGGTGCACCAGATATAATTGTTGCTCTTGTATCTGTTGCATTTGATGCAGCAGAGTTCCATTCAAACACAGCACTATCATGTATTAAACAAATGGCTTTGTCACCAAAATTATCTAATGACCACATACCAGGTTCAAGAACTAAGTCACCAGATGCAGCTTCACCCCACGCTACATAATTTGCCGTGCTAGTCATTGTATCTCCAGCGCCATGAGATGCTGCTGTTGTATTTCTCACACCTCTTATTACACCAGTTAATTCGTTAGATGAATTAATACCTGTATAAGATATTTCCTCTGTGCCTATTAATACAAAGTTTGTACCTGAACTTGGAAATTGTGATGGATCTGCCAACGTAATACCTGTTGTTTGTGTGTCATTAATTGCACCAGATAATGTTGTAGTAAATGCTCCTACTTCTTCACCACCCCAAGTTCCTAAAGACCAACCAAAACCTTTTGCTTGTACAGCGGGACCTACGGTATAATAGTGTTGAACTCGTATTCCACCTGATGTGGTTGCACCAGATCCAGATTCATTTGATGGCATTGTAATAGTGATTGTCGTAGCTGTCGGCACAGATGTGACCATAAATTTTTTATCATTAAAATCAGATGCACCAAAATTAGAATTTGTAATTGTAGAAAAGTTATCTAACAAAACAATATCAGATGCACTAATACCATGATCACCACTAAATGTTATTGTAACTTCAGCTGATCCGTTAGTCGTGGTAAATGCACTTGTAAGCGTTGTTGTAGATTTAATCGGATGTATGTCATAAAATACACCACCTGAATATGCATATAAAATTCTGTTTGTGCCTATGATTGCGTATTTTCTACCTAAGCTGTTTACATAATGATGTAAACCACGTCCTGCCCCTGTTAGATGACTTTCTCCTAATTGTTTCCAACCACCTATTTTTTCAGGTGTGCCATATCTAAACCTAACATTATCACAGTCGATCCATTGACCCTCTGCTCCAGTGGCTGTAATTTGTTTGTTTATTCCTGGTTGAAACCCTATCTTTTGTAACATATAACCTCATTATATATTAAAAGGCCCAGCTTACAAAAGAGTATCGTGTGCCTTTTGTTGTCTCTCTAACCTCATGCGGATACATAAAATTAGATGGAAACAATAGTATATCACCTGTTTTTAACTCAATTTTCTCTCCTCTGCAATAGAATTCAGAGCCCTCATAGTCCTCATTTAGGTTGGCTACAATAGATACTAAAGGCACCCCTTTCATTTGACCATCAAAGATACTGTGTATATGATCGTAATGTTCTCTCATCATGGTGCCTACAGGATACCTATTAAAACGTATAGGACTAAATTTACTGAGCCATGGTCCTTGAGTCTTTTCTCCTGGTACACTATGTTTTTCTTGATATTTATTTAATGCTTCAACAAGATAAGGTGTGATCTTTGCCTGTTGTTCTTTAGTGCAAGGCATTACATCTAATTCTTTTGTGGGTTCTGATGATGTTTCGCCAGATGCATAATTATTCCATTTATGTTTTTCCCATATTTTTTTATTGCATTCATCTATTAATGCCTCACACACTTCTTTTGGTATATGATTTCCTACGTATATATAACTTTTAATTGTGCTCATTCATTAACCTCCTTATGTCTAAATGAGTTAGTGATTGTTCTGATCCAATAGCGTCAATACAAAAAGTATTGAATGATATACTTATTCTATCTTCTTCACTTTGATTGGTTGGTACGCTATGTTTTAATGAAGATGGGAATAATATTAATTCACCTGGTTTGCAAGGTAGCATAAATGATTCTGAATTCATATGGTTATATTTTATAGGATCTAATTTCATACCATCTTGTCTATCTTTAGCAAAAGATATAGGTGGTAGTTTTTCGTTTATTTGAAAATACATTACACCAGATATAATACTATTTGGATGCACATGTTCGTGATGTTTAGATCCTTTTGGATTTCTGTTAGCCCAACATTGTGTAATAACTAACCTTTGTTTTGTATTTAAAACGTTTGTTGTAAATTTATTAATAGCCTCTCCTAAAAAATTTTTTATATCTTTAAACTCTTCGTTTCGTAACAAGTATGAATCATCAGATCTAAAATTACCATTCTGTTGTTGTTTACGATAACTGATAGTTTTTAAATAAGCTAGTTCTTTATCAATCGGTTGTTCGTATGGCACGATCAACAAAGGTGTTGGGAATAACTGTAATAATTCTTCTTTCATTTTGTAGGATACTACACTATTTTATTATTCCTGTAAACCCCCGTGATTATCAGAACCACCTCCGCCATATTTTGTTGCTCTTATGGCATCACCAAAATCTGTTGCATTACCTGTAGTTGCAATTGTAACAAAATCTATTTCTGCTGTAGGATTAGTTGATGGTGTTTGACCTGTAGCGCACAAAGCTCTTACATTAGTAGATAAACCAACAGCTTTCGCTTTAATTATTGTCAAATCACCAAAGTCTGTTGCATTTCCTGTTGAGGCAATTGTCACATAGTCTATAACATTGCTGAATCCAGGAGAAGAGTTTCCTCCTCCCAAAGTTAAAGATCTAGTATCAGAACTTGCTGTAGCATTTGATGGGTATGGTGAAGTTGTAAGATCTCCGAAATCTGTAGCATCACCTGTGGAAGAAATTGTTACGTAGTCAATAACATTACTATAACTACCTGGGTTTATAAAGCCGCCTGAAAAAAGTGCTCTTGTTGGAGAAGCAGAACCACCAACTCCCCATCTAGCGACTGTAAGATTTCCAAAATCTGTAGCATTACCTGCTGATGTGGTAGAAAAATAATCTATTACATCACTCATTCCAGGGTCAACTCCTCCTGCAGATAATCCCCTTGTTCTATTAGCTGTTCCTGCATTGTTTCCTCTTGCAACACTTAAATCTCCATAATCTGATTCATTACCTTCTGAAAGGGGAGAATAACTGCCAATTACATTTGACATAGAGGGAGCGGCTGGAGCTGCTCCACCAAAAGAAAATATTCTTGTAATAGTTCCACAACCTGAAACATCTCTTACCGATTGTGTTAAGTCACCAAAATCACTTGCCGCTCCTGCTGTAGATATCTCTATTTTTTGTATAACTGCTATTGGTCCTGGAGTTCCGCCATGAACAAACCCTCTCCCTGATCCAGGCATATACATTACTGATGGACGTGGTAACACTCCCAAATCTAATCCACCATGGCCATTGCTACAAGCGTTAGTACCATTTTTAGCTTCGGTCATATCACCAAAATCTGTAGCATTACCGGCAGTTGCTATTGTTACAAATTCCATTGTGTTTAGAAGGGTTGGTGTAGAACCACCACAACGGACCGCTCTTGTTTTACTTGACGTTGTGCCTCCAGAAGCAATAGCAGTTATCATATCGCCAAAGTCTGTTGCGTTTCCTGTTGAGGAAATTTGAACAACATCTATACTTTTTAATCTAGTGGTTGAATATTGATTGAAAAAAAGACCTCTAGTGGTTGAACCTGCTCCACCTAGATATCTATTTGCTACAGTTAAATCACCAAAGTCTGTCGCATTACCAGTTGTTGCTGTTGTAAAAAAATCAATAGTGTTTGTATTATTTCCATCTGATTTTTCTCCTCCTGCAAATAAAGTTCTTGTAGGACTTGATAAAGCACCTCCTCTATCGGTTCCGGTTGAAAGATTTCCAAAATCTGCTTGAAATCCATTACCTGCTGTTGTTATAAACTCAACTGTATTTGCAAATGCAGGTGCTCCATTACCCATGAACATAGAACGAGTGCTATCTCCTGCTGCTCCATTAGTTCTAGGAGTTATTCCAAGCGATATAAAACTTGCAGTGTTTCCTCCTGCTTCAAAATTTACTTGTTCAGAAGATCCTCCTCTTGCCCAAAAAGCACGAGTAGGGGAAGCTCCGGCTTGAGCCTCACCAACAGTTCCTAATAAATCACCAAAATCTGTAGCATTACCTGTTACGGCTATATTAAAAGTTTCAATTTTATTTGTATTACTTGGAGTGTATCCACCACCTACTAAAGCTTTATTACCATTACCAGCGTCCCACTGATTACCTCTTTGTTTTTTATAAGCTTCTCTAATATCCCAAACTTTTCCCGCGTTAGACATTATGCTAAACCTCCATGACCTGTAGAACTAGAACTTTGATTATATCCTCCAGCAGTAAGAATGTCACCATAACTTGCTGCATTTCCTGTTGAAGCTATATTAACTCTATCAGTAGTTGCAACAGCACTAGGCGTTCTACCACCACCAAATAAAGCCAGTGTTTTATTTGATGCTGCTAGTTTTTGATCACCTCTAGCAGAAGTTAAATCTCCAAAATCTGTAACATTACCTGTAGAGGCTATGGTTACATATTCCATAACATTTATCATACTAGGAGTTTTACCACCAGCAAATATCAGTCTTGTTGATGAGGAAGCAGCACAGAGTCCATTTTTAGCAGCACTTAAATCTCCAAAATCTGTAGCGTTACCTGTTGATAATATTGTTATGTATTCTATCACGTTTATTATTGAACTTGTATAACCACCACCCACAATTCCTCTTGTAGTTGATGATGCACCACCCATACTATTTTTACCAGCACTTAAATCACCAAAATCAGTTGCGTTACCTGCTATGGCTAAAGTCACATAATCTATAACATTAGTATATGTTCCTGGACCCGTATAACCACCACATCTTACACCCCTTGTGTCATTTGATAGTCCAAGTGGATAATTAGGTCCTTGTGTTAAATCTCCAAAGTCAGAAACTTGTGCTGATGATAATGGGAAAAATTGATCTATAACATTTGAAAGAGTAGTTCCTCCATCAGGTGAGCCACCAAATAAACAACCTTTAATAGTATTTCCAAATCCACCAAGAGCATATTTACTTGAACTTATATCTCCAAAATCAAAAAAACTTCCAGATGACGCCATATCCGTCATTGCTATTTGATTTGAAAAAGATGGATAAGCACCTGCGTAATAAGCTCGTGTATTTCCACCTGCTTGCTGTACAGTAACTTCATTACCCATACCAGAGTGTTGAGTGCAATAATAATATAATCTATATGGTGTTGAAGTTGTAACTTCTATTTTTGTAAATGCAGTTGCAGAACCAGGTGTTCCTGATGTGGTTACTCCAGTGGTATACTCCGATCCTGAATTATGTGTGCCATCCGGTGTTTCAGAAAATCTTAAAGGGTGTCCACTATTAGAGCTATCATCTTGATTCCACTCGTATGTGCAACCAGGAAACAACGTTATATACGATTGTAATATTCCATCTATGTAATATTTATTTCCAGAACCTGGATTAACTACAGTTATGTTTAATTTAAATGTTGTTGACCTAGCCACCTACTAATCCTCCTTGACCATTTCCTACAGTTGCAACTCCTTGTTTTGCAGTTATTAAATCTCCATAGTCTACTGCATTTCCAGTAGATGCAATTGTAATATATTGCATAACATTTGAGTTAGAAGGAGCTAGACCTCCAGCATAAACACCTCTTAAATTATTTGACATATTACTTCTACTTATTCCTTGATTCCCAGCAAGCAGATCTCCAAAATCTGTAGCGTTTCCTGTTGATGCGATTGTTATATAATCCATAACATTTGAATTAGCAGGACTTGGATTTTCACCGCCTCCCCATACTCCTCTAGTGTTAGAACCAACAGCGCCAACTTCATTTCTAGTTACAGTTAAATCTCCAAAATCTGTAGCATTACCTATTGTTGAAATTGTTACATAATCTAAAACATTCGTGTAACTAGGAGTGGATCCACCACCTCTTACCGCTCTTGTATTAGATGCTGTTGCTCCACCCTGTGAAACTGAAATAGTTGCATCACCAAAATCTGCTGCATTTCCTAAAGTTGCAATTGTAATATAATCTATAATATTTTTTCTAGTTGGTGTTGCACCTGCCATAAACAAACCTCTAGTATTATTATTAGCGCCTGAAGTAAATCTACCAGACGTTAAATCACCAAAGTCTGCGGCATTACCTTTTGTAGAAAACTCTACATAATCAATTACAGCCGAGGCTGTAGCAACTGGCGCTCCATTACCACCACCAAATATTGCTCTAGTTTTACTACCTAGACCACCTAGACCCCGTCTAGCTTGTGATAAATCTCCAAAATTATTTTCATTACCTGTAGAGGATATTGTAATAAAACCTATTTCATTTTGATTAGAACTTACATAACCACCTGCTAGAATACCTCTATCTCCACCAGCTTCGTTAAATGGTATTGGTCTTGTTCCTTGATACCCGTCGTTTAGTCCGCCGTGCGCATCAGAACAAACTGCTCCATATCTCTGTGAGATTGCTAAATCTCCAAAATCTGTTGATGTCCCACCATTTACTATAGAAACACCTTCTACACCTTGTACCACACCAGAACCTGGATTATTACCTGTTATAAATCCTTTACTTACTACACCTGAATTTCCAATACTTGCGTTACTTTGTGCAGTGCTTAAGTCTCCAAAATTAATAGCGTTTCCTTGTGAAGCCATAGTAACAAATTGTATGGTAGTATTTGCACTAGGTCCACCAGCTATAAAAATTCCCCTAGTAGAATTTGATGCCGTTTGCGGTGCCCATCTTGTAGCGGTTAAATCTCCAAAATCAACTGCGTTACCAGTTGTTGCTAATTCTACAAAATCTATTGTATTTAAAATAGCAGGACTTCGTCCTCCTCCCATCACACATCTTGTTGGACTTGTAACACCATGATGTCCATCTGTGCTAACCGTTTGATCACCAAAATCTGTGGCATTACCGGTGGACATAATAGTAACATAATCTATTGTATTATAATATGATGGACCAGGTGTTCCTCCATTTCTTATTGCTCTTGTAGAATTACTTCCTGCAGACTGACCTTGAGATGCATTTGTTAAATCTCCAAAATCTGCTGCGTTGCCCGAAGTTGCTAAAGTAATATATGAAATATCATTAAATTCATTTTGAGCTGGCCAATCAGCACCTCCTAATGATAAACCCCTTACAAAATTACTCGCACCTGCATTTCCTTTATCACCAGATGATAAATCACCAAAAAGTTCTGCTGTGCCTCCAGAGGTTGGGTTGAAAGTAGATATTGTTGAAGTGGCAATATAAGGATTAGCATGTAATCCACCCATATAAAATAATCTATTTTTTGCGCTTGGCCAATACCCACCCATTACCGCGTCATAGACTTCACGCAGGTTCCAAACGCCTGATGCGTTATCGAGTTGCGGGTA